GGATGACCGACGAGGTCATTTTGGTAGCGGAAGCTGCCAATGAAGTAGATCATTATTACGGCGCGCAAATTGGAGACAATTTGATTTTGGAAGAGAGAAATACTGTGTTCAAGATGCATATCCTGAACTCATTATGTCGGTACCCCAAGAGGGTGGCTGAGATTCAAAGTGAATTTAGGCGACTTATATCGGGAGGTGCGTCCAAAAACTTTATAAGATATTTGAGTGGAGATCGTTTGAGATGTCCACAAATGGAATTTGAACAATATGGACATGAAGAAGCAATAGTTGATTTGTTTTATAATGTTCATATGTGTTTGTTCGAAGGACAAGCAACGTCATCTGAAGTGCAAGAGTTGGCAAAGTTAATTGATACTTTTCCAACAGGAGCATTTCAAATGCCTTTTTATAATGTAGGTAACGTAACTCGGTTATGGACGAGCAAATTTATGGAAACATTTATGAAAGTCGATACCACGGAGCTAGGTTACACGCGCCACATATTCCAAATCCTACGATCTTTAGATTGCTTTAACTGCATGTTGATGTGGTTGAGCATTCAAGGATTTCGAAAGAGAGAGGAATATGAAATGGGATATAGTTATTTAGCAGACTATTATAATGATTTTCTGCAATTGGCTATTCAACAAATAGAAGTGGAGCTCGACGGTGAAGAACCGGGAGAGCTGCTCGAAGTTCATCGCGGGATGGACTTTGATGATTTTGAATTCCATTCCGGAGACGAAAAGTTGAAAGTAGTGGTCATTGAGACTATGAAGCCGGTTGAATTCTGGCCATCAAAATACCATCAGGCGATTCAAGCAATAAATTTTGGAATCGTGATAGCGATATTTATGTCGATACATGAAAAGAACTGGCAATTGGAACTTTGGCTCTATTTAGGGGCCGGATTGAAAATTGTATTGCCTTGGATTGATCCGAGATTGAGAGAAACCCTAGTTTGTGTTATTGTTACGTTTTTGTATGCGTTAACAACTTGGACCATAAACCAATTTCTGTGGAAAATACACAGGTTGGTCACTAGTTTTTGGGATGTTAGCACTCAGACGGTTAAAAACACAGCTAGTAGAATGCAACAGTTAGCAACGTGGACGGTGTCCACAGCATTAGCGACACTTAAAGTTCCTGAAATTCAAAGGACCACAGGTCTGATTAAAGAATTGAGCGAAAAGACGTTAGTCGAAGTAGTGCAACCGAGCGATGATAGTGTCAAATTGGAATCAATATTTGGTTCCAGTTGCAATTTGGTGGTGGGAAAGGAACCCAGTAGCCAAGTGGCGATAATGCAAGAGATACCTACAGAAGATGAAAATGTAAGCATAATTAAAGGATTAGGCGTTATTGTGAAAGCCGAAACAGGATTAGAGCTTCATACGGTCATACACGTTGTTGGACTTAGTTTACAAGCAATAAATGTTACTTACATGGTGAAAGATGTAGCTGGTCGCATGACAGTATGTAAGGAGCCTCTTGGGAGAGGGGATTTGTTGAGAGCTGGTGAAGAAATTCACAAAAGCTCTTTCAATGACCCCGATTTCGTGGAGACAGAAGCAGTAGTCTTTCAGATTACTAATAATATGGCATCGAGCCTAGGAATCACCGCAACGACAGTGGGACCAATTGATATATCACAGCCAATACACATGACATGCAAAAATTCAGACGGAAAGTTTGTCCAAAGGATGGGCAAAATCGTCAAACGAGTAGGAAACATGATTATGCATGACTGTGATGCAGAACGAGGAAACTCGGGATGCGGGTTGTTCCAACATCGGGGTGGCAAACTGGTGCTTGTAGCGCTCCATAGTGGAGGTAACACGAAACTGAGAGTGAACTACGCGTCCATAATAATACCACATGACTGGGTGTCAGAGCAAGAGAGATTCGAAAAGTTGTCAGGTTTGAGTGAACCAATACAAGTAGAAAGCTCTGGCCCAGTTATTAGAGAATTTTTGAAAAAGAACCTCCGCAAAGGCGAATTTAATTTTGGCAATGCGGCGACTCGAAAATTTTACGAGCACCACGATCATGATGCTCCGGCTTATGGTCAAGGTTTAGGAAATCTCGAAAAAGGGTTAAGACCGCGAAACTGGATGGGCCAAACAATTGACCAACTGAAAGAAATAGTCGATGACTATTACAAAAACGGAGACAATCTGTTTTACAATGAATATGCTGGACAAGATATTGCGGAGATATTGCAACACATCGGAGCTACTGAACAAAGAGCCCATGAGTTAACAGCAGAACTCTTTAGAATGTTTGAGCCAGAAGCCACTTTGTCGACCACGTGCGAAAATATAAGACATAAAGTGCTAGCGATTTTGGCTGGCCTGTTTAAATTTCGATCGCAAACGGACAACAAGAGGTGGCCCACAGATAGGTTAGTCGAATTTTTAGATGAAATCGAATACCTCAATGAGCTCTCCAAAGCGGAAGTGAACAAAATTAAAGTTGAAAACGTTAAAGAGAGTATTATTACCGAAACGTCAGTAGCCAAAGCAGAAAAAGCGCAAGCAAAAGAGGTTAAGTTAATCCCACAAGAGCTAAAAATTGAGAACGTAGCGCAGGTTAAAACCAGCAGCGTTCAAGATAGGCTAGTTGGGACTACTAAAACCTCAGACGTAAAGAGGAAGATAGAAGATGAAAGCGCAACGCCCCAGAAAGCTCTGTATGCTAAAGCTCTGCCAGAAATGGTGGAAGTGATGTTGAACGGAGTCAGGAGCATAGTCCCCAAATCGATGATATTGCCCAATTTAACACCAGCCGAGAAAACACGTGGAGAGAAAGCGAAAGCCAAGGCAGCAGCCAAAGCAGCAGCGAAACCAGTTGAACAGGAAAAGAAGGTCTCTTCGACCGATAACATGGAGAAGACCCCTTTACCTTTCTGCGAGGCTCCACTACCGGCGGGTGTGAGCTCGAATTCGTCGTCGGGGCAGTCCATTACGGACGTACGCCAACAGCTAGAGCAAATGCTGAGCAGTGGGCCAGAACTCAATGCTCGTATAGCCCAGGAGAGTACTATACCCTCGCCAAATCAGGAGAAGGGAAGTATTCAACAAGGGGCAAAGACCTCGGAGTCAAGTGGGAACAAGAAGTACCCCTCGAAGCCGGCGTCATTGGAAGGGTTAAGCCGATCAGAGATGCTGACCCTAAGCAAAAATATACCAACCCAAAAGTGGGAATCCTTATCAGAGCTGCAAAAGAGCGAGATAAATCGAATGAAGAGGGATTTATTCGCTTGGGAAGTGGAGATAGCGGAATTTCACAGGAAGAAAAAGGAAGCGTCGGAGAAAAATCTGGGATCAATCCTTGGAAGGTTAGATCAACAACGATCGAATCAATGACGTTTGAATTAGCAAAGCGAGTCAATTCCATGAGTTATCCAGATAGGAGTGCAGCGACGGAAATGATAAGCATAATAAACACAGTGAATAGAGTAGTCAGACCCGAGTTAGGATTTTATGATCCGGAAAGGAATGATTTTATTGCTGGAAAAATCGCAGACGGCATGCCTAAGATATTGATTAAAGGTGAGCCTACTGACGTGAACATATCGATTAGGATAGCAGATGTTTTGTGTTCAGGCAAAATCAATAGGTCGAGTAGCCCTGGGTATCCGTTTATGGACTGCAAAACAAATGGGGATGTCTTAGACAACCACATGCCTCTCTTAGTCTCTCTAGTTATGACGCTTTTAGTCAGATGGAGAGACATCAAATACGAAGAACTGTCCATGAAAAGTGGACGATGGCTTTATGAAAACGGATACTGCCACATCACGAGAGTGATGGTCAAGCAGGAACCACATAGTAAAGAGAAGATTGAGGAAGGAAGAGTACGAACTATTGGCTCAGCCTCTTTGGTTATGCAGGTAGCCCTCAGATGCTTGAATCAAGAATTGGTGACACAAGAGATTGAAGATCACACTTTTCGAAACTCTAAAGCAGGCATGGGGGCTGAAGACCAAGATTTTCAATTGTTGTCAATGTATGTCGACAGGATTTCAGCAATGGGGTGTGGACCCAGGGACTCAGATGTCTCAGGGTTCGACACCTCAGTTAATGAAGGGAATGTGGACTTGACGCCAAAAGTCTTGGTTAAATGCCACAAAAGAGGAGGAACCTCCGAAATGTGGCTTAATATGATGAAGAATGGATTTTATTGCCAAATTAGGGCCCCTAAGGCCACCAGTGATGGAATTGTGATAGAATTGAACGCTGCTTGTCAACAAGTGAGTGGTCAATATTTAACCACATGTACCAATGGAATAATACGCCAGAGTGTAGTGTATGAGAATTACATATTGGAGAGCCAAGAGCTACCCACCATTCCATTAGCAATAGCGGTTATGGGAGACGATTGCGTAGAACCAAAAATTAAAGACCAATCTGTAGAAAAGTTCAAAGAGAATTATCTCAGAATGGGTTTCGTTCTCACGGACGTGCATGACGGGGAAAATGTGGAATTTTGCTCTAAGAAATTTGTGTCACGAAGCGAAGCGGTCCCTTTGGGGCTAGCTAAAAGCTTGGTGAACTTACTTTCGTCAGAGTATACGGAGTTGAACTGGACAGCGTTCAAACGCGAGTTCAGACATCTTCAGCCAATACCCCAGCAGCCATTCTCCAAAGAGAATGTAATAGAGCTTTTACGCCAGTTGGAGTGGCTCCCCGCAAACTGCAGTAGCTGGCATAATTGAATCAAGCGGGATGAGTAATCTCAAACCAGAAACAGTTAAGAAAATCCAAGATTTATTGTCAGCAGACAGAGAAGTTACCCAGAAGACTAGTTCCGAAGGTACATCTGAAAGCAAACAATTATCGTTGGATGAAGTAAAGAAAGTAGCAATGCAAATGATTAAGAGCCACGACAAGAAGCTGGCTAAGCCTATAGGACCACCGCAGAAAGTGGCGGTCATCAAGGCTAAACCAGCAGTTGAGAAACCTAAGAAAGCATTACCTACAGCAAAACTTAAGAAGAAAGTAGCCGACAAGGCAGTAGTAGCAGTAAAAGGCAAGAAAATCGCACCTACGAAGAATGGATGGAACATCCGAGGAGAGGGAGCAATCCCTGGAATTGGAAGCCTTAAATTCGGATACGATGCCACAAAGAACGCTTTTGAGAACGGACACTGGTCCTGGAGGCACAAATGGGACCCTAAGGACGAAAGAACTTGGAGTAGACCATCTGATATTCCGAAGAGTGGACCAGCCGACCCTGATAGAGTCGTGCCGTTCAATGAATTCGTAGCTAACGTCAGTGGCACCACTGGTTTTGGAATCTCGTCTTTTGACTTGAATCCAGGGCTGGCAGCTACATTTCCTCAATTGAGCACAGAAGCTGGATTGTATGAGCGTTATAGCTTTAACAGTTTAAAATTTGTGTTTGGTTCGCTGACCACAGATTTTGCCAATACAGGCAGAATTTATATGGCCGCCAATTTGGAGCCTAACTCTAGCCCTCCTAGTAGTATAACCACCCTCTTAAATAATAGCATCCATAAGGATTGCAGAATTTGGGAGGATTTGCACATGGAGATTGCAGGAGTAACTAGGCATCTCACGGATACAAAATTTGTCCGTGGGACTTATATGAGAGCCGGTTGCACATTGCCGACTTGTGATTTGGGCAAGTTTTATGTGGCAACATATGGGAACACCCTTACCACACCGGTCGGACAGCTATCCGTGTCGGGAGTTTGTTGTTTATACGACAAGCTCTCTGAAGTGAACGGAATAGCTGAATGTAATTTCGCTCAGAATTATTTAGCACCGTATTTGGCGCCTCAAGCGCTCAACTACGGAGCTTATGATACAATCTTTTATAACGCAGCTAATGGAAACCCCGACACTACAGTTGGGAGTTTGTACACGAGCGCAGTACAACAGAGCAACTTTTATACTACGGACTATGGAACGTTTACGTGCCTGAATCCAGGATATTATGAGGTAGCTCTGACTTGGAATGAAAAATCCTCCGCAGGAGGAGGCCCGGCAACTAATCAGATAATGGTTAGACTGAGAATGCAAGGGACTGATGGATCAGTTTCGTATTTTACCCGGCACTTCGCCGGATCCGTCGGAACTGACACAGTCTTCAGAGGAGGAGTGAGTTTTTCCACTATAGTGATGTGCCCGATTGGGTGCACGATAATGGTGCAGTCGTATTGCGCTTCCAGTTATACTGGATCACGATCGACTGACGCGAGCAACAGCTTAAGTTTTAAGCTGCTCAATTAAGGTGAAGACCTTGGTTCAACGCATAAGCGGAAACCTCAAACGAAATATGGCCTGCACGAAAGTGCAATAAAAGATGCAGTTAAATCGGCTGCACGCCACCATACGACATGCAAAGCGTGTCGTTCAGGTTATAGCCGCCCACCTCGCTAAGAGGACTGAATAGCTGAATCGCATATTATGCGGCTTTGGCAAT